GGTCAGTATCTGGCCAGGGTCATGAATGAGCATTCAGAAGCCTTGAGCTTCACCGCCAACTCGATCGCGGGAGCAATCAGGGACACTGCTCAGATGCTGCCCAAAGCCCGCGCCTTCCACATCTGGTATGAGCATGTGAGCATTGGCACAACCCCTGTGCTGCACATGCAGCACGATCCCGAAACGCTGGCTTCTCGGCTGAAGCTGTTGCATGGGCAGTTCTGGGGCTGAGGGGACGACGAAATTACTCGGCGCCTTGCTCGCGTAAACTGAGCGGCAAGCGTAAGTATTAGGTTCGGCTGTCGATCATGCAGTCTGGCCGACAATCTGTCGATCAAGCCTGTCGAGCCCCACTCAACACTCCGATGTTGATTTTCCAAGCCAACAATGTAGGTCCGAGAAATCAATTTCGTTCAGGGACGCAAGTCTCAGTTTTCATCCTGAATATCGGCTTGCGTAAGTGCGCCGCTATTCCCACAGCCGGGATTGTCACAAGCGACATGAAATGTCCCTATTGCGCGACGCACTTCCACATCAAAACTTGTGTGGTCGCATTTAAGACAAGAAAGGCTGTGGATCTCATAATCCGTTATTGACGCACTGCGTCGGACACCTATCTCGCTGGATTCGGCGTAAATCGCCTCGCCTTGTGCGAAAAATTTGTCTGTCTTCCAAGTTGTCATGTTACATCTCCTGAGAACCGATGTGGTTCGAGATGAGTGTCTCACCGAAAGATTGACATTGGTAAGCCGTAAGGATATTGAGCAGGGGGCGCAGCACGGCAGACCATTACCGCCGAGACCCCCGTTGTCTCCCGCTCACATGAAGCTAGAACCCTGCAAAGGGTAGGGGGCGCTGCAGGTATCGCGCCGCCAGCGGTATCATCCCGGCGAAGGGTGGGGGGCTCGCCGGGTTGGGGCGGCAGGCTCCTCGCTCTGGTGCCGCGCGGGAGCGGCGATACCCTGGCGCTGGAGCTGCGTGCGAGCGGCGCAGACCTCGCTAGCTGTCGCTGGTCCCGGATGCGCCATCCCTAAATCTGCCCCAAAATGAGCGCATTTCAGCGTACCAACGCGGATAGCCTCTCTCTGAAAAAGCCGCCTGAGTACGCTCTAAAACTCACTCTCTAGGGTTGGAATCCCTCGGTGTCGAACGCCTGCTTCGTGGCACTTCATAGCATTGACCTGGAAAGAACACTCGCTCGATCTCCCGCAACTTCAGCGCGCCAAGGCCTTTGATGTTCTTCAGGACCTTTCGCTCCGCGGCGAGCAGTTGATCCACAGTAGTGATCCCTCCGCGCGCCAAGGCTCGGACAGCGGCCGGGGAAATGGTGCCGTTAAGAGATGAGCCTTTGATATGGCGAATCGGAGAGTAGACCCTTGTGGGTGTGAATGACTGACCCGGGAAGAAAACTGCTTCGATCTGCTTGAACCGCAGCATCCCCATGCCCCACATCTTGAGCAGGCGATGCGGGTAGGCCTTGCGCACATCCTCTACGGTGTGGACTCCATGTCTTTGAAGGATGGCTTTAATTCGGAGGGGGAGTAGGTCGCCCAATGGAGTTTCGAGTGATAGCGGCGGAGTGTCGTCAATCATTTAACAGGCATCATACGTGCACCAGATCTGGGCTTCCTAAGCCTAATCCCTAAGTTTGATCGATTTCACTTCGTGTCTCCTCACTTTCATGAGACCTAACAAAAGTGCAGATTTATTGCTCTTCTGGTGACCATTCGACGACGACCAATCGGTCCTCGACTTGCAATGCATTGTGGATAGCAGCTTTGGCGAGAGGCAGGCCAAGGACCCTTTGGTCCCAGAAGTCCGGAATGCTGGGCGTCCAGGATGCGCCTAACGTTCGGTCATTGATGAGGGCAGCCAAACCTTCCTCAGGGAGACACCACACAGAACCTACATTTGAAAATGATTGATGGATGGCCGGGCATGCCACTTGCCCTGAGCCAGTGTCAGACAGGTTGAGGTTAAAGGCCGCGAATGTGTCGCATTTGGATGCTAGCCGCCTCCCACACTAGGGGACTACATGAAACATCGGGCGATCACATCTTCTTCATCTAGCTACGCATTCATGGGTCGCATTGCCGCGACTGTCATAGGGTTGGCTTGGTCTGCGGCATGGACGGGACTCACGCTATCAGTTCTGTGGACATGGTTCGTAGTCCCGAATTTCCAGCTCCCTCACCTGTCTATTGCCGACGGCTATGGAATCGCTCTGATCTTGCGCGCCGGATTGGGTCTGCGTGATGGCGAGATCAAAGGCAGTGACAATTTTGCCGACGCATTCCATAAACTGATGTTGGCTGCACCGTGTGCCTGTGGACTGTTTTTGGCCTTAGGGTACGCTGCAAAAGCATGGGCGAAGGCGGGTACTTAAAGCTATGAAAAAGCCCTCCGAAGAGGGCTCTCTGATCAGTTCGACTTGCGCCGGCGCATGAGGCCCATGGATCCCGCAACCACCCCGGAGAGGAGCAGCAGACCTACGCCGCCCAGGGCGGGTACTGGTGTCGGGGCCGCAGGCTGCGGAGGAGCAACATCATTGTCGGTTATGGTGACCTGTGCGGGAGAACCGATGACCGCATAGTCGCCAGGCGCGGTTGGAGCTGCAATGGCCAGATTGGCCACTACGTCACCATCACCAACAACAGTGTTCGCAGTGGCCGTAATCGTGCAAGTAGCAGTAGTGCCACCAGCGGGAATTGTTAGAGCGCTACCGCATGATGTTGTGAAGCGAGGGCTTGAAGCTGGCGGGGTGAGATTCACCGAAATACCTGCTGAGCCGGCTTGAACGTCTGAGGTCACGGTGCAGGTCGAGACTTGGTCAGCCGCATCGACCAAGATTGAAGGCGCGCAAACTAGGCTCACATTTGGCACCGGAGCAAATGCGTACGTGAAGTTATCCAGCAACACATAGTCTTGATTCGGTATTTCTTGGTTCGATAGTTCAACCTTGGTAATACGGGGCGATGACAACCCAAAGTACTCCTGATTGTTAGAAGCTCCCACCGTTTGGATGGGGTACGTATCGACTACTTGACTGCCATCGTACGCCGTGATGTTCCAAACAACATCGCTGGCACCGAAATTAAACGCAAATGCATTGACCGGCTGAGCAAAGCTAAATGTGAACGTCGCCACAGCACCAGTTGTTTCTAGATACAGGCCTGTAGTGTTGTACTGACCGGACCAAGTAGTTGTGACCTCGAAATCAGGTCCATCTGAAGTGATCGTTACATCGTCAATGGTGAGACTGTTGCCAGTGAATGCTCCGGGCGTATCGAAGGTGATCACATTGCCGCCAGTCAGAGCTAGCTCGTTGACCGGTTGCCCTGTCCCCACGATAGACGCGGCCATCACAGATGCAGTTGCCAAGCTCAGGGTCGCAATACTTGCAAAGGCTCGAATAGGGTTGCGGAAACTATGGTGCATATTGGTCTCGAAGGAAGTGAGCGTTGGTAGGTGCGCCGACCCTTGATCGGCAATCTGCGCTGTTAACTGTAAATTTTATGAACAAAATTTAACAATTGCTATCCCTGAAACTAGTGACAGGGATATCCCGCAGTGACAAACACAAGGCGCAAAAAAGCCCGCCTCAGCGGGCTGACGGGGTGGATTAGGACCTGTTCGTCCGTCGAGTGAGTCTACGAGCCCACTTCACAAAACGAAGGAACCCAGCAATTGCCGCAAAGAAGAGCGCAACCCCAACCAAAGCCGAAATGATGCCTGGGAGCACGGGCATTCGTCCGATGCCAAACTTTATCAGCATCGCGGCCAACCCTACGGGAGCTGTGAGTGCAGCCAATCCGGTGAGTATTGCAATACCAAAAGTGATTAGGCCACCTATTGCGATTGCTCCATCAATGATGGAATCAATGCCTCTGCTGTCTTCGGAACTCATAGATCGTATGTTGTACTGTTGGCGGGTCGGAGATGACTGCCTCTGGCTTTGCCGGTCGAAGGCAGGGAGTGCTGGTAAGTCAGCCTTTCGATGCAGCCAACAGTGCTTCAATAAAAGCTTGATCTTCAAACAGCGCTCTCATGCCATTCGCCAGCGCTCGATCCAGCGCCAACTTTGCGTTATCACCGCTTGCCAGTTGGATGTTAGGCTCAAGGCCTTGCGCAGCAACATTTCGTGTGTAAAGAACTGCCCCAGATGTTGATGTCACGCGAACCGCGAGATTGATTTCTGCAACCGCATCACCAGCGAAGAAGCCATTCTTGTGGTCGTTGTAGAAGCGGACAACCTCAGCGCCAACATTGACTAGTGAGTCCTTTGCACCAAGCTGGAATCCGCGGGCCGCAAGTTCTTGCTCGATGGCACGCTTCACAGTGAGGCCGACATCTTCAGTGGCCAAGATGGGAGCCATCTCCATTCCAAAGCCGTTTTTCTTACTGCCAACCTTTGCTTTATCGGCACGCTGGTCAGACACCTGCACTTGAACACGCACAGCATTTGCTCCATGCAATGGAGCAACATTGCTTTGGGGGGTGTACTTCAGTTCAATCCGATCAGTGGTCAAAGCACAACCGGTCAGAGCAACCGCTGCAACAGCAGCGCAAAAAAGCTTCTTCATACTGAGACCCATAGGTTACAAAAAACAACATTCTAAAAGGTGTTGTCTTACAGAACCTTACGAGCGAGGCGGACCCCAGTCATTTGCCAGACTTGTTTGCTGTGGTGAAGGCTTGGAGGGAGGTCTCCATGCAGATATCGAAGTGTTGCTTGGCCGCGTTAGCCGGCGATACGGGAAGACCTCTAGCTTTTTCCAACATATCTTTAACAACAGGGCTTGAGTAATCCATATCAGGAAAAGTGGGTGTCGCGTTCGGCCCACCATTGATCATGATCTTCGCAATGATCAATGCTTCTGCGTTGCATTTTGCTCCATTGGCAGCCCCAAGCTCGTAACCTATTTGAGAAGACACGGCCGCCGTATTGGAATTGTCAGATTTACCGCACGCTGAAAGTAGTGCTATACAAGCGGCTCCAATCACCAATATCTTCATATTCTCTCGCTTTGCTTATGGACGATCTCCCCGAGCAAAAACACTCCTTCATGACATGCCTTGCGCGGATACAGACGCTTGTCAGGATTATCTGAAGACAACCACCACTTACCCTCGTCACGCACTAAGCGCTTGATGACAAGCTCACCCTCATAGTTAACAGCGAAGACTGTGCCATCCATTGGCTCAGTCTGCTCTGTATTTACTACGACAGTATCGCCGTCGTACAAACCTGGTTCCATGCTCCCGTTCACGACAGTAGTCGCGAACAGCTTTTCAGGCCTGTAACCTTTGCTCTCGTACCAGCTGCGCTGGAAGACGATGGGCGGGGCGGAGTCATCCAGGTATGACACGCTAAAACCCGAGGCGCCGGCCGACAGCTTGAACACCACTCGCCGGATTGCAGGGAAATCTGGGTTGTTTTCTAGCGCTATCAAAGTTGGTCTGACGGCGTCATCTTCGGTGTCGAACCATCCCGTATAGCCTGGGATGTTGTGGACCGCCATCACAGTCTTTTCGCTGATGACGCGCTCCCCACGCAACATTTGACCTACGTACGCGCCGTCTTTGTACCCAAGGCGACGCCCAAGCGCAGCGTTGCCACCTTCCCGCTGGGCAAGGTCTGCCAAACGCTTAATGCGCCACTCCTGAAGCTCATGTTCATCCATGAGCCAGACAGTAGCAGATGCTTCAGTAGCAAAAGCTACTTGCGAAACTGTAGCAAATGCTATAGACTTTGTTTTCATGAAGCTATCCGAGTATTTCTTGAAGCCAAACGCCCTCAGCGTTGGGGAGTTGCGTGCGCGCATTAGTGCGAAGAGTGATGCCCAGGTTCGCCAATGGCGGGATGGCTATCAAAACCGCCGACCAAGTCCTGCCTACGCAGTAGCGATCGAGCAAGCAACTGGCGGGCAGGTCACTCGCAAAGACCTGTACCCAAGTGAGTGGGGTGCCATTTGGCCAGAACTCATCAAGAGCAAAAAGGAGGCTGCATGACTGCATCACACCTCCCACTGCCGATGGCATATGCAGACCTGGCACCGCTGGTCTGAATCGCAATTTCCGAACTGATTTCCAACCCCGTGTTTTTGTAGAGAGAGGAAGAACACACCATGTATGCAGACCCTGTCCATATCCGTTCCAAGCGCGTGAACCTGTCGCTGAACAGCACCGAGATGCGTGTTGTGGAAGCGATGGCTGAGCTGCACGGCGTACAGCCGTCCGTCTTCATCCGTGAATTGGCCATGGAGGCTTTGAAGCATTTGCATGGCTCCAAGTCTGCAACTGGTGCTGAGGAAAAGCGACGCGCTTATGCGTAACCGTTCAGGAACTCCCCAGTGCAACCAACCCATGACACCACATTTGCAGGCAATGACCTCTCCGCACTAGAAGCCGAAGCAGTTGAACAGGGCGTCACTGTTGACGAGCTAGTAACCGAACTGATCTCAGCAGAGATCCAGCGCAGATACCTGATCCCCAAGCTGTCTGCCGCTCCCGTCGTGCCGTTCCCAAAGCGGCGCACCCTCCCAAACACTTTTGCGTAACGGATTCGGTATGAATGCCTTCACCAAGCGTAACGAATCCCTCGCGGCTAAGTGGGCCAAGCCCCGAATCCTCAAGACAGTAGGCCGCAACCCTCGCTACCACGGCTACTACATCGAAAGCGGGGCCCAGGCATCAACCCTCAAGACCCAACGAATTCTGAAAGGAGCCCTGCGATGAACAACGCCCGAGCAAGCGATCCAATTACCAGCGTCATCGCAGGCGAGCGCGCCGGCGCGTTCACTGGCAAGCACTTCGAGCGCATCCTGGCCGCGCTGGACTTTGAGAAGACCCTGACGGCCGGCGAGATGGCCCAGGCCACGGGCATGTCGGTAGAGCAGGTCTGCCGCCGTCTTCCTGAGCTGCAGGCACGCGGCCAGGTTCAAGTTGTGCAGTTTGAAGGCGAAGACCTGCTGCGCAATGGATACCGAGTTTGGGAGGCTGTATGAGCCCCAAAGAGAAAACCCGCACGGTTGCAGCCGATGCGGGTTTTATTAACCAAGTAAGTGAGCAACTCAAATGGCACTAGCGCAAGTCTATCAATTCCCACCTTTAGAGGCAAGCCCAAAAGTGGCAATAGTCAAACGACCATCATTCCAGTTCTACCCAGCAGACTGGCGCAAAGATCCAGCCCTCGCGGCTTGTTCTTTGGCTGCCCGTGGCCTGTGGATGGAGCTGCTGTGCATTGCGCACGAGTCTGAGCGTTATGGCTACCTGTCCATCAACGGCAAGACCATGACGCCAGCGCAGCTGGCCCGCATCGTTGGCGAGACGCCTGCACTTGTCACCAAGTTGCTGCGCGAAATCGAGGATGCCGGCGTGCTCTCCCGCACTGAGGACGGAATCATTTTCAGCCGTCGCATGGTGCGTGACGAAGAACTCCGAAACATCCGTGCTGCCAATGGAGTGAAGGGGGCAGAGCATGGGAAGAAGGGGGCATCTCACGGGGTTAAAGGGGGGCGTCCAGTCAAAGCAACTGCTGGAGAAATAACCCCCCTAGAAACCCCCCAAGAAGACAGAAAAGAACCCCCCCCTTCATCTTCTTCTTCATCTTCTTTTAATTCCGTAGCTGAAGCTACGGGCGGCAAGCCGCCAAAGATCACCGATCCCGCCGAGATCATTTTTGGCTACGGACTCTCGATGCTGGTAAGCGGTGGCACTGCCGAGAAGCAGGCGCGCTCCTTCCTTGGTGGACTGCGAAAAATGCATGGTGACGTGGCCTTGATTGACAAGCTCCGTGACTGTGCGAAGGCCAAGCCCCTGCAGCCCCTGGAGTGGCTCGCAGCAGCTCTACCGCCCCCGGCCGTCGATGCCAAAGCCACGGGCAAGACCGATAACTTTGATGCCAAGGACTACGGTTCTGGCGTGGGGACGATCTGATGCAAACCATTGAATCTCTGGTGCGGCGCACCGACAACATCGTGATGGCCCGCAACCCTCAGGTCGGCGAGCCCGTTTTTGCCACGCGCACTTGCGACAAGCACGGCGAGTACCAGGCCAAGCAGCTGATCCCAGGCCGCTTTGCAATGTGCCCAACGTGTCGTGCTGACAGCGAAGAGGCTGAGAAGCGCGAACGTGAGGCGGCTGCAGCAGCAGCGCGTCGCAGCAACCACATGGCACGCCTTGGCCGGGCCGGCATCCCTGAGCGCTTCCATGACCGCACGCTGGAGAACTTCATAGCGGAGAACTCAGGCCAGCGCGAAGCATTGGAATTTGCGCTGCGCTACACAGCGAACGTCGAGGAAACCTTGAAGGCCGGCCGCTGTGCACTTTTTACCGGCAAGCCTGGCACGGGCAAAACCCATTTGGCTATTGGCATCGGCCGCAAGGTCATGCAGCTCCCCAATGCTGATGTGCTGTTCATCACCGTGATGCGCGCCATCCGATCGATCAAACACACCTGGGCTAAGGGCAGCGAGCAGAGCGAATCACAGGCCATTGAGGCGCTGGTGTCTCCCGATCTGCTGATCCTTGATGAGGTTGGTGTCCAGTACGGCTCCGACTTCGAGAAAAACATGCTCTTCGACGTGCTGAACGACCGCTACGAGAAACGCCGGCCGACCTTCTTCTTGTCCAACCTGACCAAGGACGAGGTCGCTGCATATCTGGGCGAGCGCGTTATGGACCGGCTGCGCGAAGACGGCGGTGCGGTGATCCCGTTCAACTGGAGCAGCTATCGCGGACGCAACAAGGAGGCCCAGTGACATGTGCAACCTGCAAACACTGGCAGCTAAAGGACTCGTCCGGCCAAACAACACCGATGGCAAAGCACCACATGGCGCCATGCGAGTTTGGCCCATCGTGGCGGTTCCTGCCGCCACACCAAACATGCAACAGCCACCAGGCTGCACCGGTAAATGTGATCAAGGCCAGGGATGCCTGGCTCAACAGGAAGGGGTGAGGGGATGAAGCCAAAACTGATCAAGAGCAACGGCATTTGGCACTGCGCACTGGTGTCGGCGCTGCGCGGGTTTGTGGGCCTGGGCTACACGCCCGCCGATGCCTACCAGGACTGGCTGAGCGGTGGTGCGCGATGACTGAGCGCCTGGAGTTCGAGCTCCACAACCCCATGCAGGCCAAGTTGGCCCTCAAGGGCCAGTTGTTCCCCTTCCTCGCCAATGTGCTGCAGGGCGGTGGCCGCTGGGTGCTGACCGTCACTCGCCGCAAGCGCACCCAGCCGCAGAACCGTCGGTATTGGGGGCAGGGCGTTCTCGCCAAAGTTGCCGCTCAGGCAGTGGTCAACGGTAAGCAATTCAGCGCTGAGACCTGGCACGAGATGTTCAAGCGCATGTTCATTGGCGTGGATGAGCTGCCCAATGGGGAGTTGATCGGCAAGAGCTCCACCAAGCTGACCACGGCCGAGTTCAGTGAGTTTTGCACCAAGGTGGAGGCATATGCCGCTACCGAGCTGGGTGTGACGTTTTACGACCTGGAGGGCCGATGAAGCCCTTCAACCCCAAGCCGCGCCAGTGCAAGGCCTGCCCGCAAACCTTTGTGCCGGTCCGCCCTATGCAGACAGTCTGTTCGCCCCGCTGCGCAATGAAGAAGGTGCGCCAGGACAAGGTAGAGGAGCGGGCCCAGGTCCGCACCCGCAAGGAGTCCATCAAGACACTTCCCGTTCTCAAGGCAGAGGCGCAAACCGCCTTCAATGAGTTCATCCGTCTGCGTGACGCTGGCAAGCCCTGTATCTGCTGCGGCCAGCCGCTGGGAGAGGGCGACATAGGTGGTGCTTACGACTGTGGCCACTACCGTTCCGTCGGAAGCGCTCCACAGCACCGCTACAACGAGCTGAACGCTCACGCACAACGCAAGCAGTGCAATCGCTGGGGCCGCTGGCCGGGCGGTGGACTACCGCATTGGTCTGATCGCTCGAGTAGGCCTGGAGGCAGTGGAAGCCCTGGAGGCGGACAACACAGTCAAGAAATTTACGGCCGAAGAGCTGCGCGAGATCCGCGCACTCTACAAGGCCAAAGTCAAAGAATTGAAGAAAGAGAGAGCCTGATGATTGAAGAACGCTACCTATCCGCATCCCTGGCCTCTTGCCTGGCAGACGAGCCCCACAAGATTGGCCAAGTCGATGTCATCAAGGCCAGCGGCATGAGCCCGCGCAACATGGCCGCCCATTACCTGCGCCTGATGTCCAAGCCCACCAAGGAGGATATGACCCGCTTTTACGCGGCGCTCCTGCAGTACACGCAAGAGAAGAAGCTGGAAGGCGGCACAGAGGCAATCGTGGCGGCCATCGAGTGGCTGGTTGATCCGCGTTGCAAGGTCTGCCATGCGACCGGAGTGGTGATCAAGGGCGACAAGGAACACACCTGCCCCAAGTGCAAGGGCGAGAAATACCGCAAGGAGCCGGCCAACCGCGCAGCCCAGATGCTGATCGATCACGTTCGCACCTGCCGCGCAGCCCACGGCGGAAGAATGTTCAGCCTGCTCAAATAAATCTTGTAACGCAGCGAGAAGTGTGATAACGTTCGGACTGCGTTAGTTTGATGATGAATCAGTTTGGGCTGTGCTTAGGCCTCCCATGATTCAGATAAACCATCCCATGAATTCCATGGCAGGCCTTAGATGGCGGAGCGTTTCCGCTTCTCGGCCATCACACATGCTGATTGGTGCCAGGCATATCGGCTTGGTAACGGAAATGAATGCGAGGCTAGTCAGCAGTTGTGATGGTGTAGCTCAACTGGTAGAGCGCAAAACAGTGGGTCAATGCTCCCATGGCTTCGGCGGAAGGAACGCCGCCTATGAAGTGCGCGCAGGTTCAAGTCCTGTCACCATCTCCAAATACCCAGCCTCGCCAAGTGCGGGGCTTTTCGGTTTGGGTCATGCCTCTAGTCAGACACGTAAAGAGACTTAAGTCTATGAAAAGTGGTTGCCTTAGCGACTAAATGTAAGAGGATGTTTTACTATCACAAGTGAGTAGTTGAGTGAATTAAAACTAAGCTTCCCTCATGATACAAATTGTCAAATTTCTTGACTTTTCTAACTCATGAGACTTGTGAAATGAAACTTCGCACACTTCTTGCAGGCGCGGTGATAGGCCTTCCCGCCATGGTCTTGGCTCAGGCAAACATAGACAATGGGACAGTCAGAATAGGGGTGCGTGCAGATGGCGCCTTAATGCCCTCGGATGTGTCGCCGTTAACCGGTATCACCTACTTGGCCAATGGTCAGGACGGTCTCACCCCAGGCTGCGCTTGTGAAGCTTGGGGGATTGCTGACGCCGTCTCTAGCACTTCTGGGTACACAGGGGCAGTTGTCGGCACGTCTGGGATCACTCAAGAGTCCTTTGCATCTACAGCTACCACGGCTACTTCAGTTGTCAATGCATTCGGTGTTTTCCGCGTCACTCACGCATATGCACCTTCGGCGGCGACCAACAACATCTATGAAGTAAAGGTCACCATTGAGAACATCTCTGCTGCGCCGGCAGAGGCTTTGTACGGCCGCGCAATGGATTGGGACGTATACCCCACCCAATTCAATGAGTACACCACTATTCAACGAGGCAACAGCACTGCACTGGTTTTTTCTAGTGACAACGGGTTTCACAACGCCGATCCGCTAAACCCAGATCCGGGCCAGTTGGTTGTGAACCAAGATGTTGTGGACAGTGGTCCAGAGGATCATGGTGCTCACTTTCGCTTCAACTTTGGAACTATTGCACCTGGAGCAAAGTTTGAGTTCGTAATCGGCTATGGAGTAGCAGGCAATCAGGTCGATGCACTTGCGGCTCTCGGTTCTTTCGGCGCGCAAGCATACTCGTTGGGGAAGCCAAGTCTGAATGAAGCGGGAGACCCGTCCACGGACGGCACCCCCAATACGTTCATTTTTGCGTTCAAGGGAATTGGTGGGGTGCAATTGATCGGGGTGGATGCTGTAGACGATACAGCCCCCTCATTGACGCGCCCCACATCCGGCACAGTTGCCGCGATTAATGTGTTGACCAATGATACGGTGGACGCCGCAGCTGCCACCCCTAGTAATGTTGCACTGACGGCAGTTGGCGCCTGGCCTACCGGTATCACTGTGTCGGCAGATGGCAATGTGTTGGTGGGCTCTACAGTAACGCCCGGAACCTACACATTGAACTACCAAATTTGCAGCACGGTGCAAGCCACACAGTGTGATACGGCTACTGTGACCTTGAATATCGAATCCATCGGTGTGGAGGCGCTTGATGATGCACCTCCAGCCGTTACGCGCCCGAACAGTGGAACAATCATTGCGATCAACGTCCTTGCCAATGACACTTTTGATGGGGGTCCTGCAACCACTAGCAACGTGGTGGTGACTCCAGTAGGCACCTGGCCTGCTGGCATCACTGTCTCGCCAAATGGTGACGTGCTGGTTGCATCTACCGCTGCAACTGGATCCTATACGTTGGCGTACGAAATCTGCAGTACAGCAGTGCCTACACAATGCGATACGGCTAACGTAACTCTGAATGTTACTGCGCCTGCTGCAGTCGCACCACAGGCAGTGCCTGTTGACGGACCTTTGGCTCTGGCCGGTTTGGGTCTGCTGATGCTAGGCTTTGCTCGCCGGAAGTTCAAGTGAGCCGCAGAGCCGGATAAGGCCTGAAAACTATAAAGCATGAGCCTCGCCCAGTGCGAGGCTTTTTCGTGTCCAGCTGCAGCAAGCGCGGCCCGCACCCGAGCGGTATGAAGGTGCGGCATCTCCTACTGAGAGCTTCCCAGTGCTTGAAGAAGCGAACAGCAACCCCAGCCCATGAGGGTTGTCTGATGGGGTACGAAAACCAAGGCCAGCCAAGTGCTGGCTTTTCTTTTATCCGGAGTCAACATGGCGCATGTGAATCAATTCCACGGCCGAAGCTTTCGTTTCGGTAGCGGGCTATCTGTAGGCTTTAACTGGGTGCATGGGAATGGCCACACCAGCAAGACCAGTGCAGTGTTGGCCTCCTATCATCACCCCGAATCGATCACATGGCGATGGGCTTTGGATTGGGTGCGCCCAACAAAGTTGCTTGTACTTCCGCGTGTCCAGCACTGGAAGCCCAATCCTCAAGCAACTATGGGTAGCTTCTCAATCTTGCTGCCATTGATCGGCGCATTCGCCTTCCGGTGGCAGGCGCATATGTTCCGCAAGGCAGCCAAGTAACCAGTTACCGCAGGGCAGGCTCTCCGCACACGCGACCTACACACTTGGAGCCTAGCCCCTGCGACCCATTCCCCACAGGATACGAGATGAACCGCATTCAACACCCCTCGAACAATGCAGTGCTTGGAGCCCCCAAAGGATGGGATCAAGGCGCGTTGCCATGTAATGCGCTGCCAATCACTCGGACAGAGTGCGACGGTCATCCTGCGGTGATTTCGTTCTGGAAGCCAACTGCGGAGGAGCTGCAGGCGCTAAATGAAGGGCGGCCCGTAGCTCTGTGGGTAGTAGGCGAGACCATGCCGCCTGTCGCGATCACAGTGGAGCCATGAAGTCCGCTTAATGACACGGGCATTCACGGTGCGAAACAGGCGGGCAGAGTAAGATGGATGGTCTTTTTAGGAGGCCATATGGGTGAGACGAAAGAAGCACGGGACATTGCCAATCAATTGGCTGATGTGTTGGAAGAAATTGAGTCGGTAGCTATTGAGACGTCGGCAGGCAGTAATTCAGACGATGAGCCTGTCCTCAACGTTATCGTCTCAGATGGTCTCAATCGCAAGGCCTCCGCTGCGCTTCCCGCTCTTATCGGAGAAGCCCGAGAGCTAGCTGCTCAACTCCCGACTAAAGATGATGGGGATGGACTTGGCCCCATCCACCCAGCCGCGCTGAAGGTTTTAGAAGAGCGCAATTTCCCGCCTCGTGGCGATACTGGTGAGTATTTGTCTGTTCCGATCATTGTCGATGCTGAAGACTCCCGGGATACGCGCGAACTGCGCTTGATTAAGCGTACGTACTAGGCTGGACGCCCCGCCAAGACCGCCCTCGGGCGGTTTTCTTTTTATGGCGGGACTAGTCTCCAATCTTCGTTAGGATGCCCCGCCGGCTGCTCGCGATGATCTCCTTGGCTTGCTCTGCAGAGACGACTTCATACGGCCACCGGAACGATGTATAGAGAAAATCCGGACCACCCTCGCGATCAGTAATTTTCGCGTGGATGTGAAATAGCGTCCCAGCAGGCTGAGAGTCCCGCATCTTTGAAGAGCACTCCACCTTCATGCCTGTGTCTACACCTTGACCTGGGAGCGGCCTAGCGCGGAGTGATTTAGAGGATTGCTCGCCAATGGCTTGGTAGGTTTCCACCACGAAAGAAGAGTAAGTCACTTGGATCCGAACTTGAAGAGATGAAAGGCCCGCCATGGCAACAAAACCGGCGCAAGGCATGCCGGTTGCCAAGCAGGCAGGCGGACGACCTAGCAAATATAAGCCAGAGTATGTGGAGCAAGCAAAGAAGCTCTGCATGCTCGGCATGACTGACAAAGAGCTGGCCGCATTTTTTGAGGTGTCTGAGAGCACATTGAACCTTTGGAAATCGGCTCACCCAGAGTTTTCGGAGTCCCTAAAGGGCGGGAAGACGCTCGCAGATGCCGAGGTCGCGTCGCGCCTGCATCACAGGGCGATGGGCTACAGCCATCCAGAGGATGACATTCGCGTGGTAAATGGCGAGATCGTTATTACGCCGACCATCAAGCACTACCCTCCAGATACGACCGCTGGCATCTTCTGGTTGAAGAACCGCCAGCCTCAACGGTGGCGCGACAAGCCAGACGAGGGCGGAGAGGGCGATAGCGCCCAGCCCGTGCCCGTCAAGATTCAAGTGACAGTAAAGGACGCAAGAAAGCATGCCGAGCCTGAACATTCCGCAGGCTCGGTTCCTGGAGCTGCCTCATAAATACCGCGCATACGTCGCCGGGTTCGGCTCGGGCAAGACTTGGGCCGGCTGTGCATCAACGTGCCGCAATGCCTGGGAGTGGCCCAAGGTCAACAAAGGCTACTTCGCGCCGACCTATCCGCAGATCCGGGACATCTTCTTCCCGACGATTGACGAGGTGGCATTTGACTGGGGCCTGAAGGCTGACATCAAGGAGGCGAACAAGGAAGTTCATCTGTTCAGCGGCTCGCAGTACCGGACAACGATCATCTGCCGGTCGATGGAGAAGCCATCCAACATCGTGGGCTTCAAGATCGGCCATGCGCTGGTCGATGAGCTGGATGTGATGCAGGCGGTCAAGGCTGAGCAGGCCTGGAACAAGATCATCGCCCGGATGCGTTACAAGGTGGACGGGCTGAAAAACGGGATCGATGTGACGACGACGCCCGAGGGCTTCAAATTCGTCTATCAGCGGTTCCACAAGCAGCCGCAAGAGCGCTCAGCCCTGGGCAAGCTGTATGGGATGGTTCAGGCAAGCACGTTCGACAACGCGGCCAACCTTCCTGATGACTACATCCAGTCGCTCTATGAGAGCTATCCCAAGCAACTGATCGACGCGTATCTGCGCGGTCAGTTCACCAATTTGACGGCGGGAAGTGTCTATCCGGACTTTGACCGCCGGCTGAACCACTCCGATGCATCACTGCAAGCCGGTGAGCCTGTCCTGATCGGGATGGACTTCAACCGCCTGGCGATGGCTGCGGTTGTCTATGTGCTTCGGGATGGCTGGCCGGTGGCTGTGGATGAGATCACGGATGGCCGCGATACGCCCTACATGGCGAAGCTGTTCAACGAGCGCTACAAGGCCAAGGGTCACGCAGTGCAGGTGTTTCCTGATGCCTCAGGACAGAACGCGAGTAGCAAGAACGCGACCGAGTCGGACTTGAGCATCTTGAAAGCGCATGACCTGACGGTACGGGTGAACTCAACCAACCCCGCAGTGGCGGACCGTGTGAATGCAGTGAATGCCCTCGTCCTGAACGGAGAGGGTGAGCGGCGCTACCTGGTCAACACCGACCGATGCCCGAAGCTGACGGATGCGCTGGAGCAGCAGGCCTACGACAAGAACGGCGTGCCAGACAAATCAAGCGGCGTGGACCACGTTATCGATGCCGCTGGGTATGTGATCGCCAACAAGTGGCCCATTGTGAAGCGCACGGCCAAGGTAGAGGCATTCCGCTGGTAAGGAAAACATGACAGCTATCAACCAACAAAACGACACGGTCAAGCGGATGGCTGAAGCATGGGCGGTGATTGATCCTCTTATGGGGGGCACTCAGGCTATGCGGAAGGCGGGCAAGACCCTGCTGCCGCAGCAGCCCCGAGAAGATGCCGAAGACTATCAGTACCGGCTGGACACTGCGACGCTGTTCCCGGCCTACCAGCGCACCTGCACGGTGATGTCTGGCAAGCCGTTTTCCAAGCAGATGACCATCAACGAGGATGTTCCGCCCAAGGTGAAAGCCTTGCTGCCCGACATCGATGGTCAGGGCCGATCGATCCATGCGTTTGCCTCTCAGCTCTTCGCTGAGGCGCTCTCTCACGGGTTCGGCGGGGTGCTGGTGGATTTCCCTGCAGAGGGCGGTCAGCGGCCTTACTGGACGCACTACGCGCATGACTCCATCTTGGGTTGGCGCCTGGACACCTCCGAGGGCGTGGCGCGACTGACCCAGCTCCGGCTGCATGAGGCTGCTGAGGTTGAGGATGGCGACTACGGGGTGAAGATGGTTCAGCGCGTGCGGGTCCTGACCCCTGGAGGCTGGGCGCTGTATGAGCAAGGCACGGACGCATGGGCTTTGGTGGATGAGGGGGTGACCTCTCTCAGCTACATCCCGTTTGTGCCGTACTACGGCCGGCGCGTAGCCTTCATGGAAGGCGCGCCGCCACTGGTTGACCTGGCGCATCAGAACATCAAGCACTGGCAGCAGCAGAGCGACCAGGACGACTCTGTCCGGTTTGCACGCAAACGCCTGCTGGTGTTCACGGGGGTGAATGACGGCGAGCTGGCCTCACCGTCTGCCGGCGCCGCATACGCGCTGCGCTTCGAGAACGCTGACGCTAAAGCCGAAGTGATCCAAGGATCTGCCGAGTCGGTGACCGTCGGTCGCTCCGAACTGGAAGCGCTGGAAGATCAGATGATCCAGACGGGCGCAGAGCTGCTGGTGAAGCAGCCAGGCCAACGCACTGCCACGGAGGCATCTAACGATGCTGAGGCCAACAAGTCCACCCTGCAAAGCACGGTTGAGGACTTCGAAGACGCCATGGACCGGTGCCTGCAGATCACTGCGGACTGGCTCAAGGTCGGTAACGGCGGGACAGTGTCGCTGTTCAAGGACTTCGGCGCTGCGACCCTCACCGATGCCTCAGCGCAACTGGTGCTGTCGCTGCAAGGCGCTGGCATGCTCACCAAAGAAACCACCATCGTGGAGATGCAGCGCCGAGGCGTTGTAGGCCCTGATGTGGACCCGGAGATGGAGATCGAGAAGGTTCAAGCCGAAGGGCCAAGCCTGGGAAACATGAATGGTGACAGTGAATGAACTCCTCGAAGATGAAGCCGTTCGGCATGCCGTAGGCCTGCAGG